GTTGCTTTGCGGTTTAAGAGTTACATTAATTCCGCGAGCACGTAGTCGTTCACAACGTTCTAGTGTTTCAAAGAATTTATCCGGTACCATAACTTGGTTAACAGTTACGTGGACAAGTTCATACATTAGCTGTAGACACTTATCACCAAACTCCTGCTCTCGAGCAAACTCATCATGAAAGCTGGCTGTAATACTGCGTCTTTGTAATAGTGCGGTATTGTCGCACCAACTCTTCCACCATTTTGAACCTGGGCTCAAATTAGTAGTCATATGGATACTTTGATAGGAGCTTTCAAGTTCGTCTAGGTGTTTTACCAATTCTGGTAATTGTTTATAAGCAGTTGGCTCCCCACCGCTAAAACTCCAATGAAATTCGGTAAATCCGTTCAAACGGGCTTGACGTTTGATCTCATCGACTGTATTCTTATACACATCCAATGTTTGATAATCCAGCTTGTCGCTACGAGCATAGGGCCAACAATAGCTACAGTTATAATTACAAAATCTTCCTAATATCCAACTAATGTTAAATAATGGACGATCCAACATAGTTTGCTGTCCAAATTGGACAATATTTTGGAAAGGTATTTGGTTAAAATTCATTAAGTGTATTTAATGTGAGGCAAACACTACTCAAAAATAATTGACAGCTAACCCAAAAGAACATATAATTATACTACAGACGTGAGTGGAACATGGTATACCTCCTCCTAGTAAGTTGACCCCCAACTGAACGGAGGGACCAGGCTTGTGACTTAGTCATGCTTTGTAGGTTCGAATCCTACCGTCTGTACCATTTTTTAACTTAGGCAAAAAGAGGCTTGTATGAAAAAATTTATGTTGGCATTGTTGTTTGTTTCCAGTACTGTATATGCAGTTGATCAAAATAACCCTTACGAAAAATTCGATGCTACAAAAAATTTCACAACTCAAAGTGTAATTACATGGCGAGCTGTCGGCGATGTTGCTGGTGCGTGTAATGCAGAAAGAAGCAAGCGTGGTCTACCAACTTTTAAACAGCCAAGTATGGCTTGTAGTTTTTGGGATCAAAATAGTTGTTTAATTATTACTGGAACAAACACTGATCGAGATACAGTCGGTCATGAGATTCAACATTGTTTTCAAGGCAAGTGGCATTAATGAAACGAGATTTAATCGAAGACATTTATAAAGATTCAGAGATATTAGGCAAGATACGCACTCGAGACGAATACGCCCAAAATTTGTATGCGGCTTGGTGCAATATGCGTTGGTGCCCGCGAGAGCTGTGGCCTGCTTTGAGGCAAGATCCAGAAAAGGATTTATGGTCGGCTAGTTGGCGTGGCGCTGGCGGCATTGTAGCACAGCTTCGTAACAATGGTGAAGACTACATGGACTACTATTGTTCGGGTATGGGCGGTGTTGCAACATACGATGAAAAAGAAGGTGAAGAATATATGAACCGAATGAAATTTGTACCTGAAGGGACAATCACAGCTGAAATTGCAAACGACCTAAATAGATTAGGATGGATGCCAGTGCCCTGGGACGATCATGAAAATTGATACAGAACATTTACATTTTTGGATGTGTGCTATCCGTGAAAGCAATAATCCAATGCGTACACTTGATGCATTTTGGTCAGGGCAAATGAAAAGCAAAGAATGGCTTATAAACAATTTAGAACCGTTTGTAACAAAACCTAGTCGCATAGAAATACACGGTGGGTGGGTAGGTGTACTAGCCAGTATGATATTTCAAAGTAAAATACCAGCTCGTTATATTGCCAGTGTAGACATCGACCCGCTATGCGAACACGTTGCTACTATGATGAATAAGATAGAAGAACAGGACGGAAGATTCAAGGCAATTACCGGCGACATGTGTACTGTTCCAATTAACGGTGATATCATAATTAATACCAGTTGCGAACATATTACACAAGAACAATATAATACTTGGTTAGAACGAACGCCAATAAATAGTTTACTAGTGTTACAAAGTAATAACTATAAAATAGACGAGCATATTAGAATTGCCAACTCAGTTGACGAATTTGTAGAACAAAGTAAAATACAAGTTCTGTGGAAAGGCGAACTGCAACTACAGTTATATAAACGATTTATGATTATTGGAAAAAGATGACAACATTAACATTTACAGCTGAAGAAATTTTTGAAGACATTCCTGGAGATCCAGAAAATGTACTTTTGAAACTTCCTCCAGAAATTTGTGAAGCACAAGGATGGGTTGAAGGCACAACACTTAATATTCAAGTGGAAGATGGAAAAATGATCATTAGTAAAGTATGAGTAAAGACGATCTGCTAGAGTTGACTGGTCAGGTCACTGAGGTATTGCCTGGTAATATGTATAGAGTACAACTAGATGATAATCAGCATATTATATTAGCCTACTTGGGTGGAAGGCTAAAACAACATAAAATTAAAATTATTCTAGGCGATAAGGTCCGAGTAGAAATGAGCACTTATGACTTATCGAAGGGTCGTGTAACATATAGGTTGTAATTATGAATACTATTCTTGAACGTGTGTATAACGTATGTAAAAAAGTTCGAGAAGATGCCCATGACCCAACAACTTTCAAAAACCTAATAGGTCGTACCCGCAATACATTCAAACTGCACAACTTTGATATTGCAATCAAAAGTAAGAAAGATCGAGACTTAGATGTAGACAAATGGTATGTTATGGCTTATTATGACAGTGAAAATGATTTCAATATGGATACTGCTATTGAAGTTATTGTCTATCATAATTTAAAAGGCGATGAGCCTTTTGGTCCTCATCAAGTAACAGCTTTCCTCACAGAAATTTTTGATGCCACTGTGCATGAGTTTCGTCACCAATATCAAAGTATGCGTAGGGACCATAATCAGTATGGCGAGCACTTTGATACACCTTACGAACGATATCTTGCAGACGATGATGAGTTAGATGCTTATGCCTTTAGCATAGCAATTGAACTGTTACGCACTATGGATGCAGAACGTGCCAAAAAGCGTATGGGTAGGATCAGTGTTTTGAGCAAAATGCGTACAGGTGCTCAATTTTCTAGTCCACAACTTAGGGCCTATATTAGCCATTTTGGGCTAAACAATCTTACCAAAAAGTTATCCAAAAAGATATATCATCATTTGGAAACGATTGACAAACGGTATGTTTTTATGTAAAATACTTGCATATTAACTAAGAAAGACTCTGTGGCTTACTACACTATCAAGGAACTTAATCAGTTTAGTCATCCTGTGGCAAAAGAAATTGCCATGGCGCAAGGGATAAAGCGAAAGCCGCATCCTAGTTACAATGAGTTGGACCATCCACCTTGTGATACTAAAGGATGTTCAAATCCTAAACAGGTATCAAACTGGCATTGGACTAGTGGTAAACCTATTTATAGATCAGTGTGTCAAGAATGTCACGACATTAATACTGCTAAACGTTATGCTAAAAAGACAGGAGCATCCTGGGTACAGAATGTAAATGATGTTTGTGCTCATAAAGAAGGATTTAATTCTGCAAACGAATGGCTAAACAGTAAGCATCCTTATAGACAGTATAGAAAAGATTACTGTGAAAACGTTGATGGCCGACTAGGTTATAAGTGTACCACAACTATTGCCTGGGACGGCATGTTGGATGTAGATCACAAAGACGAAGATCCTTCCAACAATAAACCAGAAAATCTTCAGACCTTGTGCAAATGCTGTCATGCATATAAGGGTAATCTCTTCCTTAAAGAAAACGGAAGAACTCCAGGACGTAAAACTTTAGGCATAAAATACTAGGAGCAAAAATTGAAAGAATTTCCTACCCAGCAAGTATTGGAACTAGCTTGTGCGGCTCAACGAGTCAACGGTACTTATCTCAAGGAAGGAGAAAACGTCTATGCACAAGATGGAGTATTCTTGTATACTAAACATACTAACAAGATGCTTATGCTTTTTACCTTGGATCACACACTTTGGACAGCTGATCCAAAAGACGCTCCAATGCCGCTTAAAGTATTGTCCGAAGATACTCAACTAGCAGAAGATATCAAAAAGCATTTTCGTAAATTCATGTTCAGTGCAATCGAAGGCGAAAACGATTTTCAAACTAACATTAATACCATCCTAACCGGCAACATGGTTAAGCAAAATCAGTTTGGTTATGTGGCCTGCTTGCCCAGCGTATACCATCGTGACGTTGCTCAAAGCAAAGTTAAACGAGCCGCACGTACTGTAGAAGAAGGTTATTTGGCAGAAATTGGCACCCAACTTAGGGACATGGATGCGGAAATTATTTCCTCAGTTAAGTCAAAAAACTTTGAAGGCTACAATATAGATGCTATAATAAACAACAAGATGGTATCTTGGATGAATAAAACGGATCTTACCCTAGGCCCTGCTGTTATAGTCAAAGCCAAAGTTAAGGATTGCAACAAACACTGGAAGCATCAAAATGATGTAACTAGACTACACTATGTAAAGGCGGTTCAATAATGGCAGGTACAGCAAAATCAGTTTATCTTACAGTAACTACTTTGGATCATAAATCAGTTTTCCATCGTATGTTTTTTAACGCCAAACAGTATAACGACTTTGTTAAAACAGAGGAGTTTAAAGCAAAGTACCCAACTACTGAATTCAAAATTATTAAAGAAGTTTATTAAAATGTACAAAACAATTTACACAGAAGTTGAAGTAGATGTAGACTTGTCAGATTTTGACACAGACGATCTAATTGAAGAATTAGAGTCGCGTGGTTCGGGTGTTATGGACTACGGTGATGGGAAAGAAGTATTACAGACAATTTATGAAAAACGCAGACTTGGACAAGACTATCAAATAGAATTGGAAACTTTAATCTATTTAGGATTAGGAAAGATTATATGAGTGGTTGGAATACAATTCAAAGAATTAAACGCATTGAAGAACAAATAGATAAACTTGGTCTTAAATTCAAACGACCTAAGCATGGCGATTGGGAAAGTGAAGAAAGAAGTCTGAGCCTTGTTCCAAAAGATGATGATGCGTTGCCAATTTATAGTCGCGATGCTGAACTGTATGTTGGCAGTTTAGAACAACTAGAAACTTGGTTGTATGGTGTCAAGTGGGCTCGTGATTACGACATGATGTTAAAGTTAGGTGACGATGATAAACGTGCTAGGGCTGAACAAAAGGAACGTAATCGTCTTTTGATGCGTACACTCAAAGAAGGTAAACGTGTAGAAGGAAGTGTAAAAACATGACTTATTCTTGGATTTTAATCATTGCTATGTATGCTCCTAGCGGAGATTTTATAGGTAAGGAAACTGTAGGATTTGAATCTAAAAAAGCATGTGAGGCTGTTAAAGTACAATTGCCAAATTTAGATAATCCAATGCGTGTCAAACACAAAGGATTATGTGTAACTAAGGATCATTGGGAAGGCAAGAAACAAATGCCAAATGTGGCATACGATTAGGGGATGAGATGAGTGAAGAAGATCAAGAATACATAGAATACGAAACTTTTGCCAAACGAATGGAGAAATCTTATCCATCATTATACAGCGGTAGATACGGCGGCTTTGCAGTAGGCAAAGGATGGTATCCAATCATTGAACGGTTAAGTGCTAGTATTCAACAACACGTTGAATGGAAAAACAAAGACGGCGAAGTTTGCCCGCCTGTAGTTGTAGAACAGATTAAAGAAAAGTTTGGTGGATTACGTTTTTACTATCAAGGCGGTGATGATTATATTCACGGACTAGTTAGTATGGCAGAATCGTGGGCAGGCATAGCTTGCGAAGAGTGCGGCGGTATTGGCAAGCGCAGGGGCGGTGGATGGATCAAAACACTTTGTGATATCCACTATGAAGAGTCAGAAAAGCGTAAAGAAGAATACGCTAAAAAGAATGGATTAGAATTATGATTACAATGAAAGAATGGATGGAATTGGTTGACTATAAGATCACTGAAGGCAGTGAATATGGTTGGGGTTGTTATGGACCAAATGCCTATTGTTTAGATAGTTGGAATGGTGTCCACGGTAAAGGTGGATATAGTTTTAGTATTATCTTTAGTACTAAGACTCAAAAGGTCTATGAAGTTACTATGTGTGATTATACTAACGATCGTGCCTATCGCATGATTGCTAAAAACAAGCAAGAAAAACACCGCAAGGAATCAGAGATGCGTGATGTTAATTTGAATGAAGCATGGGATGATGTTGACTATGTAGATTTGGATGTAGTAGATGACTTTATCCAAAAAGCACTGGCTATTCGTGCTGGCGAGGATTACGACACTCGTGTACAAGTACCGGTTGACTTTACTGACGAAGATCTGTTAAAATACATGAAGATGGCACACGACCGCGATATGACTTTTAACGAATTCGTTGAGGAAGCATTGCGTCATGCCCTTGAGGAAATTAAGGCTGGTCGTCTTACCAAAGAAGATGCTCAAAATTTTGTATTAGAAAGTGCCGGGAAACCTTGGCCGTTTGAGAAAGAAAGAGATGAGGATTAAACTTGTCAGTGACCTCCATTTAGAGTTCAGCGACTGTAACATTCAAAATGATCAAGACTACGATGTCTTGATCCTCGGTGGCGACATTATGGTTGCCCAAGATCTACACGACCATCCTGAGATGGACTATGGTATGTATTCCAATGTTAATCTAGAAGGACTTGGACGTAGACAGCGTAAGGCACAGCAGTACAGAGACTTTTTGAAGCGTTGCAGTTTTCAGTTTCCCCATGTTATCTACATCATGGGCAATCACGAATTCTACCACGGCAAGTTCTATGGTGCTATTGATTACATGCGTGAGGAGTGCGCTAAGTTTCCCAACGTGTATATGTTGGAGCAAGATACTAAAGTTATCGATGATGTTGTATTTGTTGGTGGAACACTTTGGACCAACATGAACAAGCGTGATCCGCTGACTATGCATGCCATTGAAGGTATGATGAACGACTTCCGCATCATTCGTAATGACAAAAGAAACTATGCTTCAATGAGTGCATTGGATGTTGCTATCAGGCACGACAAGACTCTTGCCTACATCAAACTGATTGTTGAGGAACACAAGGACAAGCGGTGTGTTGTAGTTGGACATCACAGTCCCAGTTTCCAAAGCTGTCACGAACAGTATGGTAATGATCATTTGATGAATGGTGGCTACCACAGTGACTTGAGTGATTTTATTTTAGATCACCCACAGATTCGTCTATGGACACATGGCCATACTCATCATCCATTTGACTACATGATTGGTAGTACACGAGTTGTATGTAACCCACGTGGTTATGAAAATGATGGTTACAGCGAAGATACAGGCTGGAACCCAAATATTTTATTGGAGATTTAAAATGAAAGAAAGCGTACCTAATATGACAGTATCAGAAATGGTCAAAACAACTGGCGCAAATACAGCAAAATTTATGTTGCAGGTTGCTGAACATATTGATACATTGGAACGTCGAGTTGATGAACTTAAACAGCGTATTGCTGAACTGGAATCGGAACATACAAATGGCTCTGAATAATTTTTCTGAAAAAGACCTAGCACTTTTTAAAAAGTGGCTTCGTAGTTGTTTAAAATTTGGACCAGTCGACCTAAC